AATCCAATTGTTCTTGCATATCATGACCACTCGCAACCTATTGGTAAAGTAGTAGAACATTCTATTACAGACCAAGGGTTAGAAATAGTAGCCGAAATTAGTAAAGCCGCAGGGAATGTTGCAAATCTTATCGTAGATGGGGTTCTAAAACTTTCTCTATCGGGTTTTCTATTAAGGACGCAGACTATGACAGCAACAGAGATATCTTTACAATCAAAGATTTAGAGTTATTCGAAGTTAGTGTTGTATCAGTGCCGGCAAATCAAGACTCTGTATTCTCTGTAGCTAAGTCATTAGACACAGAAGATTTAGAGGATTTAAAAAAGAAGTATGGAACATCTGAAGTAACGGAAGCTGTAAATGCTGATGAAGCAGAAGATATTATTAATAAAGCAGCAGATGTTGCTAACAAACAGGAAGAACTGGATATGGACAAAAAAGAACTAGAAGCTTTATTGGCTAAAACTGCATCTGATGCAGCTACAGCGGTAACAGCTAAAATGGAAGCTAAAAAAGCTGAAGAAAAAGCAATCGCAGACGCAGAAGCTAAAGCAGCTGCAGACGCAGAAGCTAACACACAGGCTGCAATTACTGCAGGTACAACTGGCGCTGAGCGTCTAATGGCTGACGTTGCTAAGAAGATGGAAGATGAGACTTCTTCTCTTAAAGACATCGTTAATGAAATGGGTGAAGAGCTTAAAGCTAAGTCTGCAGAGATTGAAGCTATGCAAAAGTCTAAGATGACTTTCTCTGACCACGCTGAAGGAACAATCGCTATGGAAGATGCTGAGAAAGCATTCTTACTAGGCGCTGTTACTCGTAAGGGTATGTTTGACACTAAGTATGGTCAAGACTTAGTACAGAAAGTAAACTCTTCTTCTTCTGCTACAGTATCTTCTGATAAGTACGAGCAAGAAGTTTCTACTAACCTAGAAAAGGACATTCAAGAGAAACTAATCGTTGCTCCAATGTTCCGTGCTATCGACATGAATCAAGCGACTATGGTATTACCAATCGCACCTGACGCTGCTATGGCTGACTGGGTTGCTGCATCTACTTACGGTACTGACGCAACTACTGGCTCTGAGAAGACTACTACTCTTACAGAAATCTTACTACAGACTCATAAGATGGCTTCTAAGTCTTTCTTAACTGACGAGACTGATGAAGATGCAATCATCCCATTACTACCTCTAATCCGTGACGGTTTAGTACGTGGTCATGCTCGTGCAACTGAGAACGCTCTATTGAACGCTTCTGTTTCTGGTTCTACTGGTCCTTTCGACGGTCTAATCACTAAAGGTGCTTCTGTAGCTAACGCTGTTAAAGTTGGCGCTACTGGTGCAGGTAAGATCATCGCTAAAGACTTACTACAGACTCGTCGTCTACTTGGTAAGTGGGGCCTTGACCTTTCTTCTCTAACATGTATCGTTAACCAAGAGACTTACTGGGACCTATTAGAAGATGATAACTTTGCTCATTTGAACGAAGTTAACGGTCTTTCTACTAAGATCAACGGTCAAGTTGGTTCTATGTACGGTATGCCTGTAGTTGTTTCTCCTGAAATGCCTGCTAAGGCTGACGGTGCAGCAGCAGCAGTTATCTGTGCAACGTCTAACTTCGTAATGCCACGTATCCGTGGACTACGTGTACAGTCTGACTACTACGTAGAGAAGCAGCAGCAAGTAATCGTTGCAACTCAACGTTTCGGTTTTAGCGACATCATCGCTGGATCTGCTGTAGCTATCGCTACATACGACTACTCTTAATATAGAGTCGTAATAACGAGTGGCCCTACGGGGCCGCTTGTTTTAATAATTGCATTTAAGGAGATATAGTGGCAAATTTAGTAACAGTAGCAGATTATAAAAGCTACGCTGGTATTACCAGTAACAAATTTGATACTCAAATCTCCACTCTTGTAGAGGTTGTAAGTGCAATTATTAAAACACATTGTAATAGAACATTTATTGACTATGTAACTACTGATAAAGTAGAGTACTTTAGTTCTTGTGGGGATACTTTATTTGTAGAAGAAGTTCCTATTATTTCTGTAACATCTTTAAAGGTAAGAAACAATCCAAGAGAGGCATATACTACTTTAACTGCTAACACAGACTATGTAGTAGACGATGAGGTTATTACACATATTGACGCGGGAACAGGGTACAACAAAAATTTACCTTGTGGGCCTCGTTCGGTAGAACTAACGTACAAGGCGGGGTTAACGGCAGTGCCAAATGACTTACGTATTGCAGCAATGGACTTAATTACTTTCTATATGAAGAAGGAAGCTACCCAAGAAGTAATGATGATGTCTAAAGCTCCAAGTAACATTACTAGAGCCCATAATAACAAGCAAGTATCTAACTTCCCTCCTCATATTGCTAGAGTACTAAATTACTACCGAATACTACTCTAATGGCAGTAAGAGACCTACAGAAACTATTAAGTAGGTACCAAGCTGAGGTGACAGGTTTTGACCCTAAGAGGTCAAGGAGAAAGACATATAATAACCTAGACTACGTTGTAGACTTTAGTAAGGCCACAGTAAGGAAGAACTACTTAGAGAACTTAGAGCAGGGAGGCTACAGGACTAACCTATCTGAGGCAGAGTTTGAAGTGCATTGGAATAATGTAATACAGAGTTTTAAAGAGGCTTTGCCAGATTTTGGTACTAAAGGTAATAAGGGGGTTTCTGGTAAGGGGCAGTTTGCCTTTGTATGGAGTCCCGATAATACTAAGCTGACGATAATGAATGTTAAAGACGACCCGTTCTCTGGTCAGTCTACGCATACTTTTCTGCTACAAACTAGACGTAAAGTTCAGTCCAAGGTATTTGGCTATAAGGGTATTCGCAAAGGGGGCAACACAAACCAACCTGGAGTCGATATTGGCCACCAGGAAGACCTTATTCTAACACAGCTTAAGGATGTATTCCTACAAAGCATAGATAGCGTTATAGCATCCTTCTCTTCTACTCAAAAGGACCGAGCGTCTGTTATAGACGAAGTGGCTAAGGAGATATACACGGGCGTTTCTAGTGGTAATATACCTATGGATATGTTCATAGAGGTAGCCAAGAGTATAGATGATTCAGGCACCCTCAGGATGGAGGCTTCCGTAGGTGCTGAGAGTGTAAAAATGAAAACTATCGAGGAGTACATAGCGGTAGAATTCGAGGCGGTAGCTTTAAACAGAGGGGAGAAACGAGACCTACTAGTTAAGGCCACCACTCAATTTAGAGAAAAGCTTCTCCCTAAGATGATGTCTAAGTTAGATAAGTTGGTAGGGCAGACGGATTGGACTACTCAGCAAGCAAGTCCTGCTATGGATGAGATGATCGATAATATGATCGAAACTTCCCTATATAAAGAGTTTAACACTGGAGGTAGTCGATTTGGCTCTAAAGCCAAAGGTAAAGTAAAGAAAGTTAAAGCTAAGTCCAAGGTTCGTAAGGCTAAGAAGTACTTAAAGAGGACCCCTAAAAAGCCAAGACAGGCTAAGGGAGATATACGAAACTATATACAAGACCCAAGAGGAAATTACCAATCTCCTTTAGCCTTAACCAATCTACTAGATGGATTAGTAAGTGCTCAAGTAGAGCAAAACATGGGCACTCCGGCCCTTAACTACCGTACTGGCAGGTTCTCAGAGTCAGTAGAAGTAACCAACGTAACACCTGGAGCAATCCGAGGAAACAGACAACAACAAGTAACGGCGTACTACACGTATATGAAGAGGCCTTACGAAACTTTCGAGAGAAAGGACAAATGGGGTGAGTTTAAAAACCCTAGAAGATTAATCGATAAGTCTATACGAGATATAGCTACGAATTACATTAATGCAAAGTACGATTTAAGGACAGTTAGAGTATGATAGGGAAATCTAGAGGCGCTATAGTATTAAAATTAGTTGAAAAGCTAAAGACTATTGACGGTTCAGGCTTCTTTAATATTGACGTATCTAACAATGTAGAGCCTAAGTTAGTATTTTGGGATGAACTCAATGACTTTCCTTTTGTGTCAGTTGTTGCAGGGAGTGAGAGAAGAGAATATCTACCCGGTAACTTTAAGTGGGGGTTCTTAAACATAACCATACGAATGTATGTGTATGATGAAGACCCAGTATCTGAACTTGAAAAGTTATTAGTGGATGTAGAAACAGTCCTAGACTCCAATAGGCAAATGAACTTTGCTACTGGTATGGACACAACGGAGATACTAATTTCTCAGATCTCATCAGATGAAGGCTTGCTTTCACCTTATGGAGTAGGAGAGATGAATATCGTAGTTCAATATAACGTTCTGTAAGGTATCACACATCAGCACTGGCTAGATCCCTGTAATAAACCTAACAGAGTAATAATAGGAATAACATAATGTCTGGAAATATTAATCTTAGTAGAAATACTAAAGTATACTTCTCAACTGCTGTATTACCTGCTACTGGAGTGGATAAGTCCTACTTTTTAGCATCAAACACATTTGAGATCCCTGTATTAGACGGGTACTCTTTTTCACAAAGTACAGCTACACAGGAAATCAACTTAGACGAAGCTGGCGGTACTCCAAACCGTGGTTCTCGTTCTTTTAACACTGCAATCAACCCAGTAGACTGGTCTATGAGCACATACATGCGCCCTTACCAGTTTAACGACGGTACTGACGACCTAAACTCTTCCGTTGAGAAGTACTTATGGAATGCTTTTGGTGGTTCTGCCGCAGAAAGCCAAGGAGCTCTAGTATCCGCATGGAATGATGGCGACGACGGAGCTAGCCCTGCAGAGCCTGGAGAGTTTACACTAGAAAACTCTAATGCTCACCAAATGCAGAGCTTCCACTTAGTATTCGAAGTAGATACAGTATTTTATGTAGTAAAAAATGCTGCAGTAACTTCTGCAGAACTTGACTTCTCAATCGATT